CCGCAAGCCGAAGCAATGGCGGGAAAAGATGGAAGCGGCGGTCAATGTTGATGTGGAAGACCTTTCCCCGCTTGTGGAGTTGTTGAAGGATGAGTAAAACAGCAACAATCCCTTGGGGGCAGTTTTCCCCAAAGCATAAAGCATACATCAAAGCCGCATTGAACAACAGGATGTGCGTTGCAGAGGGGGCAATCCGTTCCGGGAAAACAATAGATCATTGCATTATTGCGGCGGCGTACCTTGAGAAAACGCCGGACAAATATCACCTTGCAAGCGGTTCAACCATTGGCAACGCAAAATTGAACATTGGCGTTTGCAATGGCTTTGGGCTTGAAAACCTGTTCCGGGGGCGTTGCCGTTGGGGCAAGTACCGGGACAATGAAGCCCTGTACATACAGACACAGACCGGGGAAAAGATTGTCATTTTCGTTGGGGGAGCAAAGGCAGATGCCTACAAACGCATCCTTGGCAACTCTTACGGGCTTTGGATTGCAACAGAGATCAACGAACACTTTGACAGCACGGACAGCCGCATTTCCTTTGTCAAGGTTGCAAGCGGGCGGCAGATTGCCGCACAGCACCCGTTCACCCTTTGGGATTTGAACCCTTGCAACCCAAAGGCACGGATATACGAAGATTATATTGACAAGTACCGGGAGCAAGGGCTTGCGGGCGGGTATCTGTATCAACACTTTACAATCAAGGACAACGCAACCATAACACCGGAACGCATTGCAGAAATCGAAAGCAGGTATGACCCGAACACAGTTTGGTACAGGCGGGACATACTTGGTGAACGTGCGGTTGCCGAAGGGTTGATATACCAATTGTTCGCAGATCAACCCGAACGCTTTGTGATTGATGACCTGCCACGGGTGCAACGGGCAACAATCGGGGTTGACTTCGGCGGCGGCACAAGCGCACACGCCTTTTGCTGTTTGGGCAGGTATGGCAACAGCATTGTTGTGCTTGACGAATACCGGGAGCAGGAAGCCTTGAACCCGACAAAGTTGCAACAAGACTTTGTTGATTTCGTCCGGCGCTGTCAAATGCGTTGGCTTGTCACGGATGTTTGGTGCGACAGCGCAGAACAAACATTGATAAACGGGTTGCGCACAGCGGCGGCGCAAGCGCACTTGCCCGTAAACATTGGGAACGCCCTTAAAAAGCCCATAAATGACCGAATCCGGGCTTTGTGCATCCTTATGGGTGCGGGGCGGTTCAAGATACACAGCGGGTGTAAATGGACAATTGACGCATTGAAAAGTGCCATATGGGACAGCAAACAGGTCACAGAGGATGTGCGACTTGATAACGGCACAACCAACATTGACAGCCTTGATGCGCTTGAATATGCGTATGAACGGGACATTCCCGTATTGATTGAGGGGTGGGGCAGATGATTCCGGCGTGGTTGTTGATACCTGCCATTGTGGCAGGTGCGTGCCTTGGCGTATTCCTTATGTGCTTGTGTGCGGCATCCCGTAACGGGCAAGGCGGTGACGAATAATGCAATGGTTGGACAACTTGAAAAGAAGGTGGAAAAGCGGGATGCAAAAAGCGGTTGCAGGTACGGGGCTTGCAAGGGAGTACAAAAGTGTTTTTGACCTTGCGGGCGTACCGTCTTTCCAACAGTTTTACGATTTCGGTATATTCATTTGGAAATGGCTTTGGAAGGGCTTTTATAAAACTTGGCATATTGTCCCCGCCCCTACCATTGCAGACCCAAAGGCACGCCGGGAAGTGTACCGAATGAACGTTGCAAAAGCCATTTGCGCAGAAATGGCTTCCATTGTGTGGGGCGAGGAATGCACGGTCAACGTGAGTATTGACGGGCGGAAAAGTGATGATGACAACCCCGACCCGCTGAACGCCTTTGTGCAAGGCGTGCTTGCGTGCAACGCTTTCCGGGAAAAGATGCAGGAAAGCATCGAAGAAGCGCTTGCGTTGGGCGGCAACGCCTTGAAGGTTTGGGCAGAGTCAAAGCACGATGAAAACGGAAACGAGATACCCGAAACCCGGAAAATCATGATTGGTTATTGCATGGCAGACCAATTTGTGCCGCTTTCATGGGACAACGCCCGGGTAACAGAAGGGGTGTTCGTGTCACGTATTGCAAAGAATGGTTACTATTACACCCGCCTTGAATGGCACAGGTGGAACGGCTTGACCTATGTGATAACGAACGAGTTGTACCGCTCCGAAATGCAGAAAGGCACAACGCCGGGTGAATCGCAAGACATACTTGGTGTGCGCTATCCCCTTGCGGAAATTTATCCGTACCTTGAGGAAGAAACGGAAGTGCCTGTTGAAGAAAGCCTTTTCAGCTATTGGCGCACACCCATTGCCAACAACCTTGATGACAACAGCCCGCTTGGCATGAGCATATACGGCAACGCCTTGGAAACGTTGCACGCATTGGACATTTGCTATGACAGCTTTGTCCGGGAATTCCGGCTTGGCAAAAAAAGAATCATTGTTCCCGCCCGTGCTGTGCGTTCCGTGGTTGACCCGCAAACGGGTGCGCTTGTGCGGTACTTTGACGCAACGGATGAAACGTATGAAGCGCTTGCAAGTGATACGCCGGACGATTTGAAGATAAAGGACAACAGCGTTGAATTGCGGGTAGAAGAACACGTTGCGGCAATCAATGCTTTCCTGTCAATCCTGTGCTTGCAGACGGGTTTTTCTGCGGGTACGTTTACGTTCGATCAACACACGGGCTTGAAGACAGCAACAGAGGTTGTTTCCGAAAACTCAAAGACTTACAAGACAATCAAGACCGTGCAGAACCAACTCCGTCCGGCAATCGAACACCTTGTGCGCAACATTGTTGATGTTGCCATACTGTACGGCATGGCGGACGAAAACGGGCAGACCGTGGAAAGCCTTGCCGCACCGGGGTACAACGTGCAAATAACGTTTGATGACGGTATCACGCAAGACAGGCAAACCAATATCAACGAAGGGGTCATGCTTGTTGGTGCGGGCATTTTGAGCAAATACACCTTCTTGACAGACCCCAAATATGGACAGGGGTTGACCCCGGAGCAAGCGGAAGAGGAACTTGCACGGGTCAAGCAAGAAGGTGCGGCGGGCAACGTTGACCCGCTTGCGATTTTCGGCACGGCAGAATAAGGGGGTAAACCATGCGCCCCGCATTTATTGACGCAATGTCATGGGAAATGGCAGAGGTTTACGGGGCTGTCACAGATCAAATCTTGATAAACCTTGCGCATTATTTTCCCTATTATGATGCACGCAATTTCCCCCGTTCTTCGATCACATATCAAGCGGATATGTTGGCGCAAATGGGGCAGGTCAACAAGGAAACAATGGCAATAATCCGGCGCAACCTTGTTGGCGTTGACAAATACTTGAACGCCGCTTTGGAACAGGTCATTGTTGACAGCGTGCAAGCGGTAAACCCGGAGTTGTGGAAAGCGGTCAAAAAGGGCATTTTCATGCCGCCACAAGCCCCGGTTGTATCCCCAAACCAATACAGGGCGTTCAATCTATACTATACGCAAGCGGCGAACAAATTAAACCTTGTCAATACGATTATGCTTGAAAGCACGCAACAAGCATACCGGGCAACGGTTGCAGACATTGCCGCACGGGTTCAAGCCACGCAAACCGCCCTTGACATTGGTGCGGGCGAGGTTGTCACGGGTGTTTCGTCATGGAACACGGCAACGGCGCACGCAATAAAGCGGTTGCAACAGAACGGAATTACGGGTTTCATTGACCACGGGGGACACAGATGGAGTGCGGAATCATATGTTGCAATGGATATACGCACAACCATGTTCAACACGGGGCGGGCGGCTGTTTGGGAAACAAATCAAAACTTCGGCAATGACCTGTACCAAGTGAGTTACCACAACGGCGCACGCCCGCTGTGCTATCCGTGGCAAAGCAAGGTCATATCAAGCACGGACAACGCACGGACGGTCACAGACCTTGACGGCAACGAAATACAGGTATACGCCCAAAGCCAAACAAGCTACGGGGAACCCGCCGGGTTGTTTGGTATCAATTGCAAGCACTACCCTACCCCGTTCATTCCCGGCGTTTCCCTTGTCCGTGAGGGCGGGCAAAGCGAAGAGGAAAACGCAAAGACCTATGCGGAAAGCCAACAGCAACGGGGGCTTGAGCGCAAAATCCGTGAAGAAAAACGGGATTTGCTGATGCTGAAGGAGCAAGGTGCGCCGGATGAGTTGATAAAGGCACAGCGGGCAAAGATACGGCAAACGGATGATGATATTGACGCTTTCTGTGATGCAACCGGGCGTGCAAGGCGGCAAAACCGGGAAGCCGTGTACACAAGGCGGGAGTTCCCTTCGTCAAAAACCTATGATGTTTCCTTGTTTGAGCAACAGCAAAAGGAAATGATTGAAGGGTTCTATTCCGTGGGCGGCGCACAGGTTGAGTTCAGCAACACACCGGGCATGACCCCGAACGTGCCGCTTGTGCCGAAACCACGCACAGAAACAGTTGTGCAAAATGAGGAAGTACAACCGAAAGCAACGAACAGACTTGTTACGGAGGTTCTGCCGAAGACAGGAATTCAACCGCTTGCGGTGGAAAGGCTTGAAAAAGACAGAACAACAGATGAAATAATAGCAGTTCTTGGCGGCGGTGACAGGACAAAGGGTTCGTGTTCTTCACTTGCATATGCATATGCGGGGCAACGTGCGGGGTATAATGTTATAGACTTCAGAGGTGGCGAAAGCCAACAGTTCTTCTCAAGCAATTGGTTGCGCATAACGAAATTTGATGGCGTTGATGGGGAAATAGCGAAATCGTATAATGATTTTGTTGGCGCACACTTATTGTTAAACAGGGTAGAAATTGGGAAAGAATATTATTTCAGCACAGGGAGACACGCCGCAATTGTAAGAAGAACGGCAGACAATACGCTTCAATACCTTGAAATGCAATCTTCAGACAGAAATGGTTGGTTCAAACTTGATGACAGAGCGCTGAAAAACAGGTTTGCGGCGAAAAAGCAACATACAACATACGGCGAAAAGTATGAGTGTTCAAGCACACTTGTTGATATTGAAAAGCTTGGTAAAAGCCCGGACTTCATTGAAATGCTAAAATATATCAACACAGAAGCAAGCAAACAGAAGAAAGGTGTTGCGGGTGGAATCAAGTAAATTTTATAAAGAAAACAGCACAGACAAAATGTGGTGGGTTGACAACGCAAAAGATACGAACGGCGTTTGGTTGTTTTCTTTTGACCGCCAAACAATTTTTAATATGTTTGAAGACTATCCGTGGAAACTAACACCGGAACAAAAAGAAATATTTGACAAAGAAAACCCGTATTGGGCTGACTTCTTCAAAGACCGGAAATGAGCGGCAAAATCCGCTTTTTGATTGAAAGGGGGGGGGATTGGCATGGAATGCAGACACCCGGCAATTGTTGACGGGCGTTGCCTTGATTGCGGTGCGCTTGTAAACGCACAAAACGGGGCAAATGACGCCGTTCAGCCGCAGGATGAGCAAACGCCCACGGCGGCGGCTACACCGACCGCAGACTGGCAGGAAACGCAGAAAAAGACCACACGCAAGCGCAAGGCGTAAAGCGCACAGGTTGCAACGCATTTATAGCGCATTAGCGTAGCGGGAGCGCATCCGGCTTTGACCCGGTACGAATAGGTTCGACCCCTATATGCGCCGCTTGCGTTGCAACAAACCACAACAAACAGGAACAAAAAAGGCGGCATCCGTGCAAAGCGTAGGGCGCACGGCAAGCGCATTGCATGAGGTAGGCAAACAATGCGCAACAGATGAAACAGGCAATGTGCAACAAACGCACGTTGCTTTTTTTCATACCATCATGCCCGCCGGGGCGTAAAACACGGAGAGCGGTCAATCTCCAATGACCGTAAAAAGGGGGAGCAAAACATGGCGGGTATTTTTACACGCAAGGCGCTTGCCGACATTCTGAACAACGGTGACTTGACCCCGGAAGAGCGTGCCGACAGCATTTTCAGCCTGTACGGGCGTGCGCTTGATGACGGATACGTTACCAAAGGGGCGGCACAGGCGGCACAGGATGCGGCAATCAAGACAGCGCAGGAAGCATGGGCAAAAGAGCAAAAGCCCGTAAATGTCAAAGAAACGC